CCGCCGGCTCCCGCTCGAGCTCCGCCCGGTCGAGGCCGTGGCGACCGTCGAGGAGCGCGCGGACGGGGACGCGGCGTGGACCGCGCTCGCCGCCGGCGAGTGGTGGCTCGAGGACGGCTGGGTCGAGAAGCTCGTCGGCCCGTTCCAGCGCGGCGTCCGGGTCACGTACTCCGGCGGCTACGTCGCGCGGATCCCGACGCCCCCCCCGACGCCCGCGCAGACGGTCACGCCGGGCGACGTGCGGCGCGCGCTGCTGCTCCAGGCCGCGTTCGTCCGGGTTCGCACGGCGCAGGAGAAGATCGCGGTCAAGAGCCAGGCGTTCGAGGCCGGCTCGACGACGTTCGAGGCGGCCGACCTGCACCCCTACTTCGAGCGCCTCGCGCGCGCGCGCGCGCGGAAGTTTTGATGGCCGAGCCGCTCGTCTCGATCACGCTCGACCCGGCCTCGCGCCGGACGCTCGAGCGGCTCAAGTTCCGCTGGGGCACGCACGCTGTCGGCGCGGAGGCCGATCGGTTCTTCGCCAAGGAGGCGTTGCGCGTCGCGGGGCGCGTCGCGCGCTCGATGAGCGCGGGCGGGAAGCTGAAGCGACGGACCGGCAACCTGGCCCGCTCGATCACGGGCGTCGGCCTGCGCGTCGGGGGCGCTCCTGCGCTGCGGGTCGGGATCTTCCACGGCCCGGCGCTGCGATACGCGGCCACGCAGGAGTACGGCACGACGGGCAAGGGCGGGACGATCCCGACGATTCGACCGGGACGAAACATCAGTCCGGTCACCGGGCGCCCCACTCGCGCGCTCGCCGTGCCGACCGAGCTCGCCAAGACCGCCGCCGGGGTCGGCCGCCAGGCATCGCCGGTCGACTACCCCGAGAAACTGAAGTTCCTCCGGGTGAACCGCGGGAAGCTCGTCGGGCTGCTCGTCACCGAGAAGAGCCTCGCGCGGGCGTTCCGAAAAGGCGTCAAGGGCGGCAAGGGGCTCCAGCGCGGCGACCTGCGAGTGGCGTTCCTGCTGCTCCGGCTCGTCGACATCGCGCCGAAGCACTACCTGCGCGACGGGATGGAGGCCGCGCTGCCGGAGATCGGGCAGCGGCTGGCGCAGCACCTCGGGCGATACCTGGGGGGCGAGTAGGTGGGCGCGCGGGCCGACCTCATGGCCGCGCTCGTCGAGGAGGCGCGGAAGGTCCGCGGGGGCGCGTACTGGGTCAAGCGCGGCTACGTGAACTGGGCCGCGTTCCCGTTCTCGACGCACCCGCGCGCGATGACGATCGCGCTCGCGGAGGAGGACCTGATCCCCACGCCAGGGCGCGAACGGCCGATCGGCGAGACGCGCGGGACGCTGCTGTTCGAGGTCGCGGCGCGCACGCCGACCGGCGACGAGGACTTGGCCGTCGACGACGGTCTCCTCGAGGAGTTCAAGGACGACGTGGTGGAGGTGCTAGGCGCGCTGCTGGCGAGGCAGAGCGGCGGATACCCGCTGTCGTTCGGAGTGTTCCCGGACGGCGCGAACGCGGCCGAGTGGCACGACGCGGACGAGGGGACCCAGGGCGTCACGGCCCGGGTTGTGGTGTCGTTCTGACGAGGATAGGCTCCGAAGTGTTCAAGAGCCCTTGGTCGGGCGGCTAGCGGAACGGACGGACAGCCCTGAGGAGGGGCGCGAGAGATGGTCACAGGCTTCCAGGACTACTGGATCGCGGGAACCCGCTTCTACTACCGGCGCGACCCGATCGCGTCCGTCGAGCAACCGCTCGTCGACCTCGGGATCATCAAGACGGCCACGCCGTCGATCACCCCGACCGCGGTCGAGCTGTATGACCCCGACGGCGGGGTCAAGTCGCTCGCCGATCGGCGCACCACGCAGATCAAGGAGAGCTACGACGTCACCTGCGCGAACCTGAGCCTCCAGAACCTCGCGCTCGCCTTCATGGCGAACCCGCCGACCTCGTTCTCGCAGAGCGCGGCCGAGGTGACGGTGACGCACTGGGCGACGCCGGACGGGCTGATCAAGCTCAAGGACGCGAACGCGGCCTTCGTCTACGGCCTCGCGGCCATCGGCGGGGTCTACTCGACCGGCGCCACGATCGCGACGCTCACGGTGACCGCCATCACGGTCGCCAGTACGGGCAGCGTCTTCGAGGTCAGCTCGGACCCGACCGCGATCGCCGGCCTCGCGCCCGGCAAGGCGTTCATCCTGAACCGCCTGGGCCTGGCGAACGTCGCCAACTCGCGCACCTACACGGTGGCCGCGCGCTCGGCGACGACGATCACGACCGTCGAGGTCGCGAGCACTGCCGAAACGGCGATCACCGGCCAGCTCTCCTACGCGACGGCGGGGACGATCTACCTCCAGGGTGCGGACTTCCTGCCGTACTCGAAGGACCGCGGGATCGTGAAGATCGTCTCGGGCGGCGCGATCGCAGCCGCGGCGAACGTCTCGATCGTCTACTCGACGGGCGCGCTCTCCGGGCTCCGCCTGATCAACCCGCAGACGCTCGGCGACACGACCGGCGACGGCTTCTTCCTCTTCTCGCGGACCAAGTTCGCGGAGGAGACGGTGCGGGAGTTCCGATGCCAGATCTCGCCGAACGCCTTCAACCTGGCGGACGGAGACTTCGCCGACATGGTCCTGACGGTCTCGGTCCTCAGCGACCTCACCGCCGCCGTGCCCGCTGGCCGGCTGCTGCACCACAAGGGAACGGTCCCCACGCGGGCCTGATCCCGACGATCTGACGGGGCCGCCCGCGCTCTCGGGCCTCGGGACGGGCGGCTCCTCCCCCCGTTCCGAGGCCGAGGGATCGACCGTTGGCGAAGGCGAAGGAAGAGAACGTCGTCCGGAGGATCTTCCCCGGGCGCACGATCGAGCTGGAGGAGGGCGGCGTCGCCGTCGTCGTGCACGTGTACCCGCCCGGGCTGGTGCACCTCGAGCAGTTCAGCACGCGAGTGGCGTCGATCCTCGGCGTCCTCGCGAACACGGACCTGCGCGGGCTCCAGGGGGGAGCGTCGAAGGTGGTCGTCGGAAACCTCCTCGAGCGCCTCGGCCCGCTGATCCTCTCCGACCTGACCGGCCTCGTTCGCGAGTGCTGCGTCGTCGAGGTCGAGGGGCACCCAGAGGCGACGCTCGACGACCTGCCGCACTGGCACTTGGCCGCCGTGGTCGAGGCGTGGGTCGAGGAGAGCTTCCTCGAGGAGCGCAAATGGCGCCCTTGGCTGGAGGCGCTGGAGAGGCTGATCTCGAAGGCCACGGGACAGCCGTTTTCGATCTCGGAGATGCTCTCCAGCTCCTCGTCTCTTCCGGCCACTCGTATGCCGACGTCGTCGGCCGAGAACGACCCGGGTGGCCCTATCGCGGTTGGAGCCTCCCCGAGCTCTGGCTCTGGATCGGAAAGTCCCAGCGGATGAAGGCGCGGCTCATGGCCGACGCGGCGTCGATTCTGAGCGCGTCGATCGCGGCCGTCTTCGACAAGGGGGCCGGGAAGAACCTCCAGGACACCGTGCGCAAGCTGCGCGGCGTCGGCGAGCCCGAACCGGAGGCCCCGGGGGAGCAAGAGGAGGCCCTGCGTGGTTGACCAGCCGGTCACGATCACCGCGATCCTGCGGGACCAGCTCTCGAAACCGCTCGAGAAGGCGGGGGCCGCCGTCGCGGGCATCGCGGGCAAGGCGCAGGAGCTGGCGCGGACGATCGACCCGGCGCTCGCGAAGCTGACGGCGCTCGCCTCGGGCGTCGCCGCGGCGTTCGCGATCGACAAGGCGCTCGACCTCGCGAAAGAGGAGGTCCAGGCGGAGCAGCAGCTCCTGGTTGCGCTCGACGGCCGATCGCAGGCGCAGGCAGAAATCCTCGCGCAGACGAGGGAAATCAGCAAGGCGACGAACGTCCAGAACGCGGAGCTGGTTCGGGCCGCGGCCCTGATGAAGAACATCGGGGTCAACGCGCGCGATTTGCCTCGGACGCTGCGCGTAGCCGCGGACACGGCCTCGGCACTCCAGATCCCGATCGAGCTCGTCGCGCGCGGGATCGCCTCGATCGGCGAGGGCGGGACGGCGCGCGGGCTGATCCAGTCGATCCCGGGCCTCAAGGACGTCATCAAGGACGGGCAGACCTTGAACGAGGTCCTCGAGATCCTCGAGGGCAAATTCAAGGGGACGGCCGAGGCCGCGGCGCAGACCGGCTTCGGGCGCGTCGACGCGCAGCTCAAGCGCGTTTCCGACTCCAGCGAAGAGTTCGGGAAGCGCATCGTCGGGATCAAGCTCGCGATCCTCACGACGGTCGCCGACGTCGTCGAGGCTCTCCAGAAGGCCGTCAGTTCACCCGCGGGGACCGCCGTCATCACGCTCCTGGAGAAAGCGGCGCCGGCCCTCGTGATCGTCGGGGCGCTCGTGACGGGGATCGCGGCGGCCGTCGGCTCCATCACCACCATCGCGCTCGTCGTCGGGAACCTCGTCGCGGTCGCCCCTTCGCTGGAGACGATCTCCGTCTTCGTCCTGGGCATCGCCGCTGCGGCTCCGGTCCTCGGGACGCTCGTGGGCATTTTGGCCGCGGCCGCGGCTGCCGGCGCCGCGATCGGCTTCGCGATCCTCAAGATCATCGACCCGTCGATCACGATCAAGGGCACGTGGAGCGACATCCTCGACGTTTTCGGCGCCGTCTTCGGCCAGGTCTCCGAGATCATCGCGAAGATCGTCTCCGGCCGATTGACGATCGACGACCTGTTCGACTTCTTCAAGGTGCGCGTCGCGCAGGCCGGTTTGCTGATAGCCTCGCTCGCCGACGCGGCGACGGTCGCGTTCGGGAAGATCAAGAGCCTGGTGACGGGCGCGGCCCTGCTCGGCAATCTCCCCGCGCGCGTCCTGCTCCCGTTCCTGCCGAGCGACGAGGACGTGCAGGCCGCGGAGCTCCGAATCGGGGAGATCGCCAACGGGGTCGTCGCGCTCGACGGCTCCCTCGAGGTGTCCCAGGCGGCCTCCACCGAACGCCTGGTGAACGGCCGCATCGCGGCGATCGAGAAAGAGATAGCGGCCGAGCGCAAGAAGGGCGAGCGCATCGTCGCGAACACCAAGGCCCTGGCCGACGACCTCTCGTCGATCAAGCTCATCACGCCCGACCTGCTCTCGTCGGCGAACGTCTCGGGCCTGACGCCGGAGAAAGTTCGGACGTTGCTCAAGTCGATCGACGCCACGACGCGCGAATCGCTCGTCTCCGTCCTCGACAAGAAGTTCGACGACCAGCTCAAGGACGAACAGATCAGCTTCGCGCGCTACCTGGACCTGCGCCGAGCCGCAGACGAATCGCTCGCCCAGAAGGGCGCGCTCGACCAGGACGCGCGGTCTAAGGCGCTCGAGCGCGAGATCGCGCTGCTGGAGCAGCGCAAGGTGCTGATCGACGACCAGGTCCAGCAGGTCCAGGTCGAGGCGCCGAACGTCAGCGGGGACCTACAAGAACAGATCGCGAAGGACGTCCTCGCGCTCGAGAAAGAGCGCGTCGAGGTCGTCGGCGAGATCGACGATCGGCAGGCGGAGCTCGCCAAGGTCAGCAAAGCCGAGCAGGAGAACGTCCTCAAGATCCTCGCGACCGAGGAGCAGCTCCGGGACGTCTCGATCAAGCGCGCCGAGTCGACGCTCGACCTGCTCAAGAAGCAAACGACCGAGCTGGAGGCGCAGGCGAAGTCCGGTGCCGAGGCGTTCTCGGCCGGGGGGATCACGCGCGCGGAGCTGACCGAGCGCCTGGGGTCGGTGCTCGACCAGCTCGGCGACCGCGCGCGCGCGGCGCGCGAGAACCTGAACGGGATCCTGGCCGCCGCGCCGGACCTCAAGCCGCAGATCGACAAGCTGATCGCGGAGCTCGAGAAGGAGATCCCCGACCTCAACGTGCGCATCAAGGTCACGGTCGCCGAGGCTGAGGCGGGCGCGGCGAAGAAGGCGCTCGACGAGGCGCTCAAAGGCGTCGAACAGAAGCTCTCGGACGGCCGGATCGACGCGAAGGGCGCGGTCGACCAGGTCGAGGCCGCGACCCAGGCCGCTGCAGAGCAGGCGGCCAACCTGCGCGTCCAGCTCTTCGACGCGCTCACGACCCCGAACGCCACGGTCGAGACCGCGGACAAGATCCGGACCATCACGGCCGCGCTGAAGGAGATCGGGCCTGCCGCCGAGGCGGCGTCGATCGCGATCGCGACCGACCTGGAGAGAGGCGTCGAGAAGGCGGCCGGCGACCTGCAAACGAAGCTCGCGGGGATCGCCGAGCAGCGCCAGGGCGGGGCGATCACCTCGTCGGACGCCTTCCGACAGCGGGCCGAGGCGCTCCGCGAGTTCGGGCGGGAAGCCGACGAGGCGAAGGACGGGATCGAGCGCCTGGCCGCGGCGCACCCCGAGCTGAACGACCAGCTCCAGACGCTCGCGGACCGGCTCCAGGCGATCAAGGACAAGAACCTCCCCGACGAGGCCGGCGGGATCGAGGGCTTCTTCTCCGCGGTCGGCGTCGGCGCCGAGAACACGGTCGACAAGCTCTCGAACGTCCAGACGGCCGGACAGCAGTTCGGCGAGGCGCTCGTCAACGGCTTCGGCGACTTCGTCGAGGTCCTCGCCCGCGGGCAGCAGTCGCTCGGGGACTTCGCGCGCAACTTCGTCGCGAACCTCGCGATCATGATCGCCAAGCTGCTGGCGTTCAACGCGCTCAAGGGAGTGCTCGGCCTCTTCGGAGGCGGCGGCGTGCCGGCCCCCGGCGACGCGAACTTCATCGGGCCGGTGCAGCCGAGGAGCGGAGGCGGGCCGATCCTGCGCTTTGACGAGGGCGGCTGGGTTCCCGGGCCGCCGGTGCACCGCGACGTCGTCCGGGCGATGCTCACGCCGGGCGAGCACGTCATGGACGAGGCGACGGTCGCGCTCTACGGCGCCGACTACATGAACGCGATCTGGAAGCACCTGATTCCGCCCGACCTGGCTCGGTCGCTGATGCCCCACGTCGGGCGCGCGCCGTTGGCCGGGCGTCGCAACTACGACTCCGGGGGCGAGGTGGCCGGCGGCAGCTTCGGGGCCGGCGCCAGGCGCCCGGAGCGCGCGCTCGTCGTCGGGGACGACCAGGGGCTCGAGCGGATGCTCCACGGCGGAGACCAGGCGTTCATGCGCTTCGCGCAGCGCAACTCGAGCGAGCTGCTCTCGGTGCTAGGCCTGGGGGGACTCGGCAGGGTATAGGAGGATCCGAAGATGGCGTTTCGACACCAGCAGGGATTCGAGGTCAGCGCGTCGACGGGCGGGCTCCAGGACGACTACGAGACGTGGGTCCCGGTCGGCACGCCGACCTTCGTCGGCGGGCGCCTCCAGGGGACGGCCCTTTTCGTCGGCCAGAACGTCAGCGCCACTTTTCAGACCTTCGCGCTCTCCTCGCAGGGAACGTGGGTCGTCGGAATCGGCAATCGCGGGACCGACCCGGGCGCCTCGGGGTTCACGGTCATCGCCCTGCTCGACACGGGCGGCGAGCAAATCCGGCTCGACGTGATCCGCGGGACGACGGACACGCGGAACCACATCTTCAAGCTGATGCGCGGGGCGACGCTGCTGGCGCAGTCGGTCGAGCTCAACTTCGACTCGTGGGAGTACGCCGAGCTCAAGGTCGTCCTCGCGACAGGCGCGACGGGCTCCTACTCGCTCAAGGTGAACGAGGTCGTCGTCGGCGCTACGTCCGGCGGGACGGCGGGCGCGTTCTCGGAGTCGAGCGTGCAGACGTCGAACCTCGGGACGGCCGTCGCGAACAAGATCAAGTTCGGTCTCGCGTCCGCTAGCGCCCTCGGCTGGTACCTCGACGACATCTACGTGGTCGACGGCTCCGGCGCGATCCGCAACGACTTCCTCGGCGACTACGTGATCGAGGGGATCAACCCGGTAACGCCGGACGACACGGCCGAATGGTCGATCTTCCCCGCCGCGCCGGCGACGCACTTCGACAAGGTCGACGATCCGAACTCCGGCGGCAACCGGCACGACGCGGACGCGACCTACGCCGAGTCGCCGACCGACGCGCAGTCCGACCTCTACGCGATGTCGGACCTCGTTTTCATCACCGGGAACATCCTCTGCGTCACGCAGAAGGCGAACGTGCGTCTGACTAGCTCGGGCTCGCGCACGGTGAAGTTCGTCTACAAGGACGCGACGCCGACGACCTCGCTCGGGACCGGGATCGCGATCACCCAGACGTCGTTTCGGCCGGGCATCGAGCGGATCATGGAGCAGGACCCGAACACGGCCGCGGACTGGACCGTCGCGCGCGTGAACGCGGGCAAGATGGGACTGAAGACTGGGCCGTAGGCGGCCGGGCGCCGCGATGGCTCAGATCCTCGTCCCGATCTCGACGGTCGCGAACACGAACTGGACGCTCGTCGGCGACGCGACCGTCCACCAGTGCATCGACGAGGGCGTCGCGGCCGCGGACAACAACACTACGCACATCGCGGCGACGACGACCGGGGCGACCTGCGAGGTCCGGCTCGGAACGCCGCCGCTGATCCCGACCGATCGGTCGAATCACATCCTGCGCGCGCGCGCGCGCGCGGCGTCGACGACAAACCTGCGCTGCATCCTCAAGCAGATGCCCGCGGGCACGGTGATCCTCGACGCGATCATCGACATCAACGCGGCGTGGACGACGTGGGTGGTCAACCTGTCGGTGGCTCAGGCGAACCTGATCACCGACTACACCCAGCTCAACGTCAACATCCTCCCGCGCACGTACGCCGCGGGGGACGTCGTTCGCTGCACGGCGATCGAGCTCGAGGTGCCGACGCCGATCCCGATGCGCGCGACGAAGTTCGCTGCCGAGGTAGGGGCCAAGCCGGGGACGCCGAAGCTGCGCGCGACGCGGTTCGCGGCCGAGGTCGGGGCGCACAAGGCCGCGAACCTACGGGCGACGAGGTTCGCGGCCGAGGTCGGCGCGCACTCGTTCAAGATCCCGGTGCGGCTGACGCGGTTCGCGGCCGAGGTCGGCGCCCACGTGCCCCAGACGCCGCCAACGCTCGGCCTGCGCGCGACGCGGTTCGCCGCGGAGGTTGGCGCGCACCGCGTCGTGATCCCGCCGCCGGCCGGGGTCACGGTCGTGGCCGGGGTCCTCCCCGTGCCGCTGCCGAACATGATTCGGCATAACTGGTCCGGCGAGGCGACGCTCGAGTCAGCCTGGCTCACGGACGTCACGGCCGCGCGCACGGTCGCCGAGGAGCGGCGCGGCTCGGTCGCGAAGCCCTACCGGACGCTGACGGCCTCGCTCACGGGGCTGCGCGTCCGGGACGCGACCGAGCTCTGGCAGAACCTCCAGCGGCAGAGCCAGCAGCGGACGGTCGTCCCGCTCTACTGCGACTTCTCCAAGGTCACGGCGGCCTCGTCGGGGACGACGATCAACTGCGACACGCGCTACCGGCGCTTCTTCGTCGGGGCCTGGTGCCTGGTCCACGTCTGGTCGCGGCCCAACAACCTGCCCGCGAATCCGTCCTACCAGAAGATCGTCGGGCTCACGGCCTCGACGATCACGACGGAGTCGGCGCTCCCGCAGACGTACCCCGCGGGCGCGCGCGTCTACCCCGTGCTCGAGGTGCTGCCGAACCTGGAGGGCTCGGCGCTCTTCCTGAGCGACCAGACCTGCCACGTCGACCTGCAGGTCCGGGAGATCTTCGGGCGGTCCGCGCTCAACCCGACGACGGAGGCGATCCCGGCGGGGGTCTCGACCTACCAGGGAATCCCCGTCTTCAACGTTCCGCCGGACTGGAGCGCGAACCTCCGGTCGGAGGTCCTGCGCGAGGGCGAGGAGGGCGGCCAGGGGCTCGGGACCGTCCAGGAGCTGCTCGGCGATCGCCCGCGGCAGCGGCACGTGCTGGAGATCACGGCGCTTCGGCGCCCGCAGGCGTGGAAGACGATCCAGTTCTTCGACTACGTCTGCGGGCGGATGCGCGACTTCTGGCTCGTCGCCCCAGAGTCGATCCACGACGTCGTCTCCGCGACGACCACGACGCTGACGATCACCGCGATCGGCAACTTCCTGGACCTCCAGAAGTTCTGGCCCGCGGTCGGGATCCTGAAGCTCGACGGAACGGTGGTCACGCGCGCGATCACCTCCTACGTCGACAACGGGAACGGCACGTGGACGCTCGGCTTCGCGGACGCGGGTACGACGCTCTCCGCGGCGCTGATTCGGCGGGCGACCTCGGCGCACCACGTCCGGCTCGACTCCGACGCCATGACGGAGAAGTGGTCGACCGACGAGACGATGAGCACGCGGCTCCTGATGATCGACGCGCTCGAAGAGAAGGACGTCACGCTGACGGGGATCTTCGAGCCGCCGACGAGCGACCCGCCGCCGACGCAGGTCCCGAATCTCTACGCGTGGTTCGAGGCCGGGATCAACTGCTGGGTCTGGCAGGGCCCGCCGAACATCGACCAGCGGATCGTGCCGCTGTTGCCCGGACCGACGATCGGCCTCGGCGCGCGGTGCGGCGTCTGGGACGACATCCGGCAGACCTTCTCGGACCCGTGCCTTGACGGAGACGGGCAGAACAACGTCCTGCTCCGGCCGTGGATCTACGTGCCGGGGATCCCCTCGGTCTCGAACGGGAACCCGACCGCGCAGTTCGCTGGCGCGTCGCCCGGCCACTCGATGCTCCTCCAGGCGAGCGCGCCGCAGTTTTGGAGCAACGTCGACGGCCTGACGTTCTTCATCAACCTGCGGACGACAGGGCAGCTCAGCACGCTCTACGAAGGGGTCTTCCTCCGGCTCGCCGGCTGCTTCGAGTTCTGGACGAACGACCTGTTCATGTCCGGCGGAGACCACAGCCACCGAGTTTGCTTCTTCGAGACCCAGGACGTGGTCGACACCTCGCGCTGGATCGTCGGCCCAGACTTCCGAACGAACGAGACGATGACCCTGGTCGTGACCTGGAAACCGTCGACATACGCGCGGCTCTACAAGGGCGGGACGCTGGTCGGCTCGGCCGCGACCCCCGCGGCGTCGATCGCGGCCGACGCGCACGCGCGGCAGATCGAGATCCCCCGGCTCGCCGTCGCCTCGGGCGGGAGCGGCGACGGCTCGATTGGCTTCTCCTGGAACGTGAACGCGATCGGGATCTACAAGCGCGCGCTCACCTCGGCGGAGCTCAACTTCCTCGGCACCTACCTCTCGACCCGCTACGGCTCCTTCTGGACGCCGATCCCCTGACGTGCTGGGATCCTCCCCGTGGCATCTAACAGCCTCCAGAAAGCCCGCAAGAAGTCGAAGCGGCTCGTCGACTTCGCCTACGGCGGAGACGGGTTCCCCACGCACGAGCGCCTGACCGACTGGACCGTCGACCTCTCCCACACGACTGGGACCTACCTTTCGGAGCCGGCGCTCGAGGTCAACCTCGCTGAGATCAACGGGACGCTGGAGGAGAAGCCGGCGCAGATCCTGCTCCCGCTGACGAACGCCTTCGCGGACCGAATCTCGGACGGCCGCGCGCACTCGCTCGTGCGCGCCCGGATCCTCGAGGTCACCGACACGGACGGCGCGACGGACGAGATGGTCCTGCACGTCGGGCGCGTCTCGATGGCCCACCGCAACCACGGAGGCAAGGCAGGCGTTGTCATGCTCGAGTCGCCTAGTTGGAAGGCGTACCTCAATGTGCTCGAGGGGCTGAGCGTCGACGTCACCTGCGACTGGACGCTTTTCGGGATCGGTTGCGCGTTGAGTTCTGCAGGCTTCACCCACTCGGGGATCCTGACCCAGATCGACGGGCGAGCGGTGATCATCGGCGGGCTGCCCGGCGTGCTGCCGCGGTACTTTCACCGCGGCTACGTGGAGAAGGACGGCGTCCGGATCTCGATCCGCGAGTGGGTCTCGGGGACGACGTTCTACCTGGTGCGCGACCCGCCCGGGACCTGGCTCAACGGCGTCGTGAAGGTCGTCGCCGGATGCGACAAGACGAAGCCGACCTGCCGCTCCCGGTTCAGCAACGAGGCGCACTTTCTCGCCCTCGGCTACGGCACTCCCGCGTACAACCCGACGATGGAGGTCGGCTAGGTGCCCGTCGCCGTCGCGTTCCCGACCTTCCGCTGGAGGCCGATCACCGAGCCGGGCCTCTCGCCGGAGGACGCCGAGCTGATCCGCCTGCGCTTCGCCGGGATCCTCGAGAGCTGGCGCGGCACGCCCTACATGGCCGGATCGCGGTGCAAGGGGCGGCTCGGCGGCGTCGACTGCGTTCGCTTCGACACCGGCTGCCTCGACGAGCTCTACCGCCGCGAGCGCGTCGCGCCCGAACTCCTCCCGCAGGATGCGGCGCTGCACGACCGCGACGGCGCGTTCCGAGTCATGCGCGCCCTGCGGCGCCTGTACGCCCCCAACCGGATCGTCACCGACTTCTCGCTCGAGCCCGGCGACCTCGTCGTCACCGGCGACCTCGGCGCAGGGCCGGGCCACGGGATGATCGTAGGGGCCGAGCGGAACCACGTCTGGGAGGCGACCGGCAGCGGCGTCCATCGCACCGGCGCCGGGATGCTGCGCGTCGTCCACCGCGTCTACCGACAGGGGGATCGTCACCTATGGCGATGATCGCCCTGCAGATCGCCGCCTCGGCGGCGCTGTCCTACCTCGCCAACCGGCTGCTGGTGAAGAAGGACAAGTCGCTCCACGATGACGCGCCGACGCAGCTCGCCACGCGCGGCGTGATGCTCCCCTACCTCGCCGGCCGGCGCCGCGTGAAACCGCTGTTCCTAATGGCGAAGAACCGCTCGTCGCGCAACGAGACGATCTCCGGCTCGAAGGGCAAGGGCTCCGCGGGGCGCGCGAAGGTCTACTACGAGGACGGCGTCCACGGCCTCCACGTCGGGCCCGGGACGCGGCTCCACTCGATCAGCCAGCACGGGAAGGTGATCTTCAAGGGCCCGATCGACTCGGTCCTCTTTCCATCGGGCAGCGCGATCGACACGGGGATCGAGGGGCAGTTCACGATCTGGTGGGGCGAGCACGACCAGCCGATCGACGTCGACCTGGACGACCCGCAGCACGGCCTCGGCTTCGCCAGCCGCTGGCCGCTCGCGACGCGAGCGACATGGAAGGGCTCGGGCGATCCGTTCGCGCAGATCTCCGGGAAGCGGCTCGGGCCGAGCCCCAACTGGCCGCTGATGACCTACGAGATGGAGCGCCGGGTCTCGTCGGGGCTCACGCAGTCGAACGCCTGGATCGACGCGACGCGCAGTCTCTACGGGACGGACTTCACGATCGTCGCCGTGACGAACGGCCCGGTCGGGACCGCGGCTCTGATCGTTTCGGGCGATCAGACGGCGCTGTTCCTGAACGGCGGGATGATGTTCGTCGAGAACAACGCCGTGCCGGACGGCGACTACCCGATCCTCGGCTCGACGTACTCCTCGCCGATCCAGCTCCCCGACGGAACGTACTATCAGCCGGATCGAACGGTGATCCTTCTCGCCGTCACGCTCGTCGGCGCGAACGTGGCCGGCACAACCACGCCTTACGTCGACGGCGAGGACGACGGGTGCAACCCGGCCCACGTGATCTGGGAGAAGCTCTTCGCGCCGTGGCCCTACGGGCGCGAGCTCGACCAGGACGACTTCAACCTCGCCTCGCTCGAGGAGATCGGGCAGATGGCCGAGGAGGAGCGGATCCCGGTGAACGTGCTGACCGAGGACGGCGACGCCGTCTCCGGGACGGTCGGCGCGATCATGCAGGACCTCGGGATTTTCGCCGCGCTCGAGAGCAACGGCCAAGTCGTCTTTCGGGCGCAACGCTTCGTGCCGATCACCGGAGTGCCCATCCTGACGGACGATCTGATCGTTCGGCCCATGCCGCAGGTCGACAACGCGGTCGAGAACCCGGAGCTGCCGACGCGGACGGTCTTCATCTTCCCCGACCGGAAGCGCGGCTACCGGGACATGCCGATCAAGATCGACGACGACGGCAACGCCTCGATCGACGACAGCGCCGGCGTGCGCGCGCGTCGCGTCCCGATCGTGACCGTGACGAGCTTCGACGCGGCCACGAAGGTCGCCGAACGGCGATCGCAGGAGGACATGCCGGGCGCGGCGTCCTACCGGATCTTCTCGACCCGGCAGGCGCGGCTGATGCCGATCGGGCAGGTCTTCCTCTCGTCGGGGCTCCAGAGCACGGGCGCGGCGGCGAAGCTCCGACTGATCGGGAAAAAGATCAACGTGCTGACGGGCAAGGTCGAGCTGCGCGCGCTACCCGACCACTACGGCGAGCCGGCCTCGGAGTTCACCGGCGACGACGGCCCCCCGCCGATCATCTCCGATTCCCCCAAGCCCGACCGGGCCTTCACGCAGCTCGAGGTTCCGGCCCACGTCCTCGCCGCGCTCGGGATCCGGGACTCCCAGGCGATCGTCGCGCCGCGGATCCGCTTCCACGCGAACATCGTCGGCGCCGATATCTGGATCTCGCGCGACGGATCGACGTACACGAAGGTCGCGCACGAGGACGCGCTGATCGCCGGCGGGCGGCTACTCGCTCCGATGGCGGCCGACGGCCCGTCCGTCCTCGACCCGGGCCCGACGATCCAGGCGCTCGGCCCGGACATCGCGACCGTGCTCGACCTGACCGGCGACCCGATCAACTGGCGATCGGGCCGGCAGGTGGCCGTGATCGACGACCCGGTGAACGGCCAGGAGATCGGCTTCCTGAAGAAGGCGACGGCGATCGGCTCGGGCAACTACACGCTCGACGGCCTGATCCGCGCCCGGTTCGACACGAAGAAGGTCGCGCATATCGCCAACCTCGTCGTCTACATCTTTCAGCAGAACACGCTCCAGCTCATCCGCGATACGCTGCTCGCCCCGAACGTGCTGCTCTCGGAAAAGTCCCAGCCGATGACGATCGACCGGGCCTGGAACCTGAACAACATCAGCCCGGTCACCCGAACGCTGACAGGGAAGGGCGTCGTGCCGATGGAGCCGCTCAACTTCCGGACAGCCAACGGGAGCAACACCTACCGGCCGACGCAGAACGTCTTGCTCAAGTGGTGCTACCGCTCGGTGATCTCGCCGCGGACAGGGGCGGGCGCGCAGGGGGCGGGCGACCCGACCGGCTCGTCGCCCGTCGACGGGGAGTTCGTTCTGCGATTCACGACGAACCTGGGGGTGATCGTCCGCGAGGTGGTCGGGATCCTGACGCCGTCGTTCACCTACACGAACGCGCAGCTCGTCGCGGATTTCGGAAGCGAGATTTTCCTGTTCCGGGCGCGGCTCCTGATCGTCAAGGCCGGGTACGCGAGCTCGGAGCTAGAGATCCTCATCACCAAGGTGTAGCTAGGGGAGACCGATGGCGAAGAGAACGTGGCCGCTGATCCTGCACCAGGCCGAGAGCTGGGACGCCGAGCTCGATAGCTGGCGCGACAACCTGATCACCGCGCTTCCGTTGCCGGAGCCGTCGACGGGGCTCTTCGCGGACCTGCCGAACGCGAGCCAGAACGACCGCGGGTTTGCCGCGATCAACGACCCGACGGCCGGGTGGATGGCCGTGATCTCGAACGGCACGTCGTGGGAGCGGATCCCCAAGCGCGCTTCCGCGCGCGCGGACTCCGTCGCGGGGACGCTCGGCGAGCTCGTGACGGACTTCAACGACCTCCTGGCGAAGCTCCGCGTCGGCGGGACGATCGCCCCCTGAGTCATGGCGAGCTACTGGCCCAAGGTTCCGGCTGGCGAAGAGTCGAAATTACTCGACGCCTTGGGCGGAGCCGGCGACTACACCGTTCAGCCCGGAGATTTCTTCGTCACTCTCGACGCGACCGAGCAGCACGTCGACCTATTCCTTCCGCTCGCGGCCGAGTCGCAGGGGCGACTCCTGCTCGTCGTCGTGCACAACGCGGCCGGAGCCCAAGGCGCGACGTTCTTCGCCAACGTCGCGGACGCGACGCCTCTGGTGAACGGGAGCGCGACGTACGTCGTCCCCGTGGCCGACGGGGACAAGATCCACTACCTCGAGTGCGACGGCGCCGTCTGGCGCGCCGGGCCGATCCAAACCGCGAACCTTACGGTCACGCTCGGCTGGCTCTTCGAGCAGCTCTCGATCGCCGACCTCTCCGACGTGTCGGGAGTGACCGGGTCCGGGGACGTAGTCGCCATGCAGCTCGCGCCGCAGGTCGTCAATCCGCGGATCGACAACGCCGTGATCCGCACGGCCCCGGGATTCCTGAACGCGCAGCACGACCACTCGGACGCCGCGAACGCGGGGCAGATGGTTGGGGCGACGGCTCTCTCGGACGCGACCGCGACGCCGGCCGCCTCGAAGATCCCGATCGCGGACGGCGGGGGGAAACTCGCGGCCGGCTGGCTGCAGGAGGTCCTCGCGCTCGCCGACATGACGGACGTCACGGCGAAGACCGGAACCGGCACGGTCGTCGTCATGGACACGTCGCCCGCGATCGTCATGCCGACGATCGCGTCGATGGTCAACGCGAACCACAATCACCAGGACGCGGCCGGCGGCGCGACGCTCGACCACGGCGCGGCATTGACCGGCCTCGGAGATGACGATCACGTTCAGTACGCGGCCGTCGCGGGCCGCAGCGTCGGGCAGACGATCATCGGCGCTCTCTTCGGCGGGATCGGGCCGCCCTCCCTGACCCTGAAAGGCGTCGCGTCCGGCGGGGGCGGATGGATCTCTCTCGTCGATCCCATCCTGCTGACGGATCAAGCCGCGGATCCGACTTCGGGACTGCTCCAGCGCAACGGAGCCCTGATCAAGTGGCACGACGGGACCGCGGTCCGGAAGCTGATCTCCGACCTCGACGCGACGGCGACGCCGACCGCCTCGAAGATCCCGATCGCGGACGGGAGCAACAAGCTCGCCGCGGGCTGGCTCTCCGAGGTGCTCGCGCTCGCCGACCTCTCGGACGTGACTGCCAAGACCGGCACGGGAACCGTCGCGGTGATGCAGGGCTCGCCGAACCTGATGACGCCGACGATCGCCGACCTCACCAACGCGACGCACACGCACCAGGCGGCCGCGAGCGGGGGGCTCCTCCAGGGGCTCGCGCAGCTCATGGACACGAGCGGAAGGTGCGTTCGGTCGACCCTTCCGAACATCAACACGGGGATGATCCTCGTCTCCAACACGGCCTACTTCGTGTACCTAGGCCGTGTCACCGTCACGAGCACGTTCGCGTTCGTGCGCTTCGCCGTTCGGACGGCCGGGGCCGGCGCGCAGACGGCCGAGGTAGGTTTCTTCTCGACGCCGACCGCCCCCTCGCGGGCCAATCAAACGGTGACGAAGCTGGCGGCCACCGGGACGGTCGACGACCTCACGGGCACGGGCGTCAAGGGCAACACGAACACGCTGGCGATCTCCGTCGCGGCCGGAACGCACCTGTGGGCCGGGATCAGGACGGCTATGGCGACGACGCAGCCGTCCCCGTACGCGCTCATCGCGGACCGCGGCCACGGCCGAATCCTCTCTACGGCCGCCTCGGGAGCCCTGACGGGGGCCGGGCCGTGGACCGGGGCCCTCATCACCGACGCGGGGACGACCCTGTGCCCGGACCTGGAGGGCGCGCTCGATTGACGACGCCCCGAGGCGTGATCGAGGCCCCGCGCTCGACCCGGCTCGTCCTGGTGGGCCAGGCGCCCGGCCGTTCGTCGGGCCCGGCCCGGCCGATCATGGGGCCGTCCGGGCGTCGCCTGGCGGAGCTCGCCGGGCTGGGGTTCCCGGGCGAGTACGAGGCCTGGTTCGAGCGGCTCAACCTCCTGCCGGAGTACCCCGGGAAGGGGTCTAGCCAGAGCGACGCGTTCGTGCTCGCCAGGGCCCGCCTCGCGGCCTGGGAGCTCTTCCCCGCGCTCGTCGGCCGGCGGGGCGTCCTGCTCGGGCGCGGCGTCGCCGACGCGTTCCGGCTCGGCGGGAGCGGGCGCGACGGCCGGCGGGCGCTTTTCGAGTGGCGGTTCGTCTGCCGCCGCGAGGTGCGCTGCCGCGCGTCCGGGGACCTCCTGCGCCGGACGCTCGACTCCTGGCCGGCGCGCGAACCGGCGCCCTCTTGGGCGGCCCGGGAGCGGTTCCTCGCGGCGATGGTCCCGCACCCCTCGGGGGTCAGCCACTGGTGGGACGAGCGCGAGCACCGCGAGGCCGCTGAGCGGTTCCTCCGGGGGGTCGTCGCGGCGACGCGGCTCGCTACGACGCGCCGCTGAGCGCGGAGCGCTCCTCCCCGGTAGCGCTCACGGCGGGGCCCGAAACATCCCGGCCTCGAACGCCGTGCCGGGCGATCCAGTAGGCGTCGGCGATCCCGTCGTGCAGCGCCCCGCCGACGTACGTCGCGCCGCGCAGCGCCGGGCATTCGGACACGGCGCGGCGGGCGACCTCGAGCTTGAGGTTCTTGCGGTGCGCGGCGAGCACGCGCGACTTCTCGCGCCGGTTCCGTTCGTGCTCGGCGTGGATCAGCGGGTCGAGCGAGGGCTGCGTCGGCTTGCGGACGGACGAGGGGCGCGACGGCAGTCCGCCCATAGACGCCTGCCACTCCTGCGCCGAGACCTCGACGAGCGGGAGGCCGAGGAGCTCCACGACGGCGCAGATCGCGCCGTAGAGGATCCCGCTCGTCATGCCGTCCATCGCGCCGCGGCCGGGCATCGCGATCTGCTTCTCGACGAACGCCACCGACCCGGCCGGCCGCACGTCGAACAGCCTCGAGAACGCGACCGCGTCGAGCCGGCGGCGCTTGGCCCCGCCGACGATCGGAAGCTCGACGGCCGAGACGAGCTGGTAGTAAGGAGCGAGCGCGACGAGCGCGCCACGGACGCCGGGGTCGATCCCGAAAACGATCACGGCAGCTCCAGCGATCCGGCGCCAGGGAGACGCGGCAGGAAAACGTGCCAGGCGAACGCCCCGCCGTGCGTCTGCGCCGTGCCGACGTACTCGCTTCGGAAGAGGCCGAGCGCCTCGTGGCCCGTCCCGCGCACCACGACCTCGACGGTGATCTTCGGCGCCTCGTCCTCGACCAGCATCCAGAGAACGAGCTGGTCGCGCCCCCCGACGGGCTGGTTCTGGACGCCGAGCGGCGAAGCGACGCGGGGCACATCGATAATCTGCGAGTCGAGGATCCCGAGCGGGTACTTCCAGATCGTTCTCAACGCAGCACCGCCTTCGTTTCGACCATGACGTGCGCCTCGAGGACCCGCGCGCGGATACCGGCGCTGCGCTGCTCGCGCGGGATCGCGATCGTCGCGACGCCGCCGTACGCCTGGACGACTAGGCCGAACAGCTCGGCGCGTTTGAGGATCTCCTCGTACGCCCTCTCGGCGGCATCGTCGGGAGGCGCGCTCGCCTTGGCCCGTCCGGAGGCCGAACGCTCGCTGGCCGCGGGCCTCACGCCACACCCGCCGCGACGTGCGCCTCGCTGCGAAGCTCGCCGCCGGTCGCCTCGCCGGTCAGCACGTGGACGCCGGCCGCCGCGGCCTCGCGGTCGACGTAGTCGCGCCCCTCGGGGTCGAGCGCCTCCCACGCCTCCTGCCGCACCGCGACGATCCCGCCGCGGCCGACGTGCGCGATCACCGCGGGGAGCGCGATCCGCCAGAGCTCGCCGGTCGAAAGATCGGAGAGGTACGTCTCCCCGCGCTTGGTCTCGAGCACGAGCCGCCCGGCGACCATTCGGATCCCGGCCGGCGAGGCGCGTCCGATCGCGCGCGCGACGACCTCCTCGCACCCGGCCGCGCAGGCGCGCAGCTCGCCCGCCTCGTCGAGGTGCGCCTGCACCCGGCGAAGGACGCCCGCGGCCTCCTCGGCCTTCTCCTTCGCGCGCCGGACGACGGCGCCGTGCTCCTGCGCCTTGCGCGCGGCCTCCACCACGGCGACCTGCGCGCGGACGTCGGCGGCCGCGCGAGCCGGATCGGCCGCCCCCGCCGTTCCCTCAAGCGCCAGGCGGGCCGCGTCGCGCAGCCGCTCTAGCCGCGCCGCGTCCTCCGCCCGCCCGCGGGCAGCGCTCGCGCGCTCGCGCGCCGCGGACAGGACCGCGCTCGCCTCCCGCCGCGCGGCGGCGAGCGCCGAGTCGACCGCCCCCGTCGCCTCAAGGCGTCGGCGCCGCGCTTCCTCGGCCCGGGACTCGGCAAGCACCACCGCGGCCCGGGCAGCCTCTACCTCGCCCTTCGCCAGCTCGTGCGCGTCGATAGCCGCGGCCGAGGCCATCGCCGCGTTCTTGACCTCCGGGGTCTCGCCCCGGTTCGCGACGTCGAGAGCGACCTGCGCCGCAGCGAACGCGGCGTCGGCCTCCAGGATCGCGCCCTCGATCGCCTCCGCGCTCTCTGGCTCCTCCGTGGTCGCCAGGACCTTCTCCGCCGCGGCCCGCGCCTCGACGGCCCGGCGGGCCTCGCGCTCACGCTCCTCCCGCGCGGCCAGCTCGCGCACGGACGCCTCGGCCGCGGCCGCCAGTTCGCGCTCGTCGCTCGGGTCGTCTAGCGGAACGCCGTCCGACGCGGCGGTCAGCCCGGCGACCATCCCGCGCAGCCCGTCGGCCTGCTTCTCCTCGTTGCGCGCCGCTAGCTCGAAGTCGCGCTTGAGCCACTTCTGCATCTCGGGCACCGACTCCACGCCGCGCGTCTTGGGCCCGCTCGCGAGCCCGGCTACCGCCTCGACGCGCGCGCGGCCGAGGACCTCGGAGAAGAGGTCGAGCGAGGCATCCACGCCGCCGACGCGGCAGAGGAACTTGGCGCGCTCCATGTCGGCCGCCTCCGGGTCCTTGATCCCCGGCTCCGGGATCACGCTCGGGTCGAGGTCGTGCTCGAGGTGCGCTACCTCGACCTCGCCCTGCCGAATGACCTTGTGGCCGATCGTCAGCCGCGCGCCGAGACCGGAGACACGGCCCTCGAGCGTGCCGTCGCGCGGCGCAAGGTCTACCTTCGCGCCGACCAGGGCGCGCACGGCGTCGACGCTCGTCGTCTTGCCCGCTGCGTTCGGGCCCTTGAGTACGGTGACGCCCCCGCCCGGCTTGAGGCGGATGGCGAGGCGCTGGATGGGCCCGGTGTTCTCGATCTCGATCGTTTCTGCTTCGGCGTTCACGGTTCGTTCTCCTGCGGCGGTCACGGGTAGGGATGGAAGGGAAGGCCGCCCGGGTCGGTCGGGGCGCGCGCGGCGGAGCTGGGCGCGGCTGTGAGACGGTCCCGTGCTCTCGCCCTCGGGGTTCAGGTCGCGTTGCTCGCGACCCCTATTCCCGGGCGGCCAGTCGCGTTACTTCGGCTGCGTCCCGGCGATGCGCCGGATGATCAGCTCGAGCGTGGTGATCGTCTCGCGGATGGACTGCAGCTCGGCGGTCGAGGCCAGGTCGCGCTCCTCGGACTCGCCGTACACGCGCTCGAGCGTCGGTCGCGCCTTGGCGCACAGCGCGGCGAGTTCGTCGGTCGCGCGCGCCGCGCGCTCGGCGGCCTGATCGCGGATGCGCTTCGCCTCGGCTTCCTTCTCGGCGGCGCGCTGCTCGGGGGACTTCTTCGGTCGTTCGATCTTCGTGGTCACGGTTTGCGGTCCTTCCTGGGTTGCGGGTAGTGGGTGCTGGCGTCGGCGTGTTTCATCGGTCGAATAGCCGGGAGAGTGTGTACCCGGAGATCCTTCCGTCGCGAGGTCTCCTCGCGCACCATGCGCCGACGCCTGCTCGGCCGAGCCTCGGCCTGATTCATGACTCCGTAGAAGCGTCGCGGGATCTCCCCGCGCACCACGGGACGAGGCTCGTTCTGGGAGGGGCGCCGGGCCGGATCGGGGAGGCCGCGAGAGATTGGTCGGGCTCACGGACGGTCCTCTCCGGGCGGCTCGACGCCCCTGTGCGGTTGCTCGGTTCATCCCAGCGCCTTTCGCGCGCGGACGAGCCATTCGACGAGCGGCCACGCGATCGCGACGACGATCGCGGCCGCGAAGATCGCGGCGGCGCCGAGGGCGAGCGCGCGCTCAGGTCCGTTCAGATCAGCGGCGCGCATCGGCGACCTCCTTCGCGATGACGTGCAGTTCTAGGTCGCTCTCGCGCTGCGCCTTGCACTCCTGGCAGAAGTAGTTGCCGTGGCAAACGGCGCCGCACTTCTGGCAGACTAGGTGCTCGTGCGGTACGGGCAGCGAGCAGCCCGCGAAGGGGCAATGGTCGCGCATCAGGACGGGCGGGTGCTTCATCGGGTCGTTTCTCCGCGCGCGAGAGCGCGCTTGATCTCGCATCGGCGCCGCGCGCCTGCGCAGTCCATCTTGCCGAGCGCGTAGCCGGAACGGAACGGCCCGGCGCCGAGCACGTTCCACGCGGCCGTCTCCGCGACGACCGCGCCGAACGCGAGCCCGAGCTCCGCGCGCGCGGCCTCCTCCTGCTCGAAGGTCGGGCGGTTCTCGAGCGCCGCGTCGGATCGCCCGAGCTCGATCCCGAGCTTCGACGCCAGGTTCATGACGAGGTTCGCGTCGAGGCCGTGGCGATTGGGTTTCATCGTTCCCTCCGGCAGTAGCACCGCGCGCCGTGGCGCAGCAAACCGCCGCACCAGGGGCAGGTGGCGTCGGACGGGTCCTCGGCGTCGCGCGGGAACACGACGCCCGTGGCCGTCTCGTCGATTTCGCCCATCGCCTTAGCGACGTGCGCCACGAGGGCGTCGCCGGATAGTGCCCCGGCGAGAGCGAGCGGCGGCTGCGCGACACAGTCGGGGTGTTCGACGTAGACGCCGTCTGGTCGAAAAGCGCCCATGGCTACAGAGCCACCCGGAAGAGCCGCCCGCTCTCGTTCGCGTAATCCAGCACGTCGTTCATCGCGCCGAGGATCGCACGGTCGCGCGACCAGCGGTCGTATCCCATTCCGACGTGGACGGTACTCTTGGTCGTCACCACCTCGGCGTACCAGCCGGGCGGGCAACCTTCTTCGGCTTGCCTTTGCGAGATCCGCCGAACCAACACGTCGCAGCGTTCCGCGGTCGCCTTCTTCGTCCCCCTCGTCGTCTTCGTCTTCGTCGTGCTCATCTGAACCCTCGTCTGGCCTCGCGGGCTTCCGGCCCGCTCTTGCCCGGGGACACCTTCGCAGGAAACGCCGCCGCCGTACACGGGTTTCTGGAAAAATTCCAGCGGACGAACGGCGGCCTAGGACGGGCCTAGACTTACGGCGATCCTTCCCGACGGCGGGAAGATCGGGCGCTGGGGCGCTGGAAATGTTCCAGCGGCGCGGGTAGATTCCCGATCCCATGAAGGACGCCTGGAACGGGAACGCCGCGCGCCTCCGGCGCCAGGCGGCGGGCCTCGGCCTGAAAGACCTGGCGGCGAAGGTCGGCGCCAGCAAGTCCTCGATCTCCGCGTGGGAACGGGGCGAAGCGGTCCCGCCGCCCCGAACGGTCGCGGCGATCGCCCGCGCCCTGCGGTGCTCGGACGCCGCGCTCCGGCGCGAGGCGAGGGTCACGTGAACGTCCTCCCGCCGTGCTCCGTCTTCCTGATCCGCGTCGCGTGCTCGCGCGGCTGCTGCCGGCGCTACGTCGCCGGCCTCGGCGAGGTCACGGGCTGCCCGGGCGCGGCCCGGCGCTTCCCCGCGCACGCGGTCCCGGCTGCGATGGAACTCGTGCTCGCGCACGTGCCGCCGGCGCAGCGCGGCTACGCGCGCCCGGTCGAGTACGTCGAGGCCGCCATGCGCCGCGCACCCGAGGAGAACTGATGGACGTCGCCGCGCCGGTCGCCCCGCCGCCGCTCTGGCCCCACCAGCGCGGGATGATCGACTTCGCGGTAGATCGCCGGCGGTGCATGTGGGACGCGTGGATGCGAACCGGCAAGACGCGCTCGGCGATCGAGGTCGGCGCCGCGGAGAAGAACCGGCTGACGCTCGTCCTCGGGCCGAAGATCGTCGGGCCGGTCTGGCGCGCGCAGGTCGCGCGCTACGCGCCCGAGCCGACGCGCGTCCTGCTCGCGCACGAGGGCCCCGTCGCAAGGCGCGCCGAGGAGCTGCGCCGCGCGCTCGAGCGCCCCGACGGTCGGCCGACGCTCGCGTTCGTCAACTACGACTCGTGCTGGCGCCCGGGCCTCTCCGCACTCCTCGCGGGGACTCCGTGGGACCGCGTGATCTGCGACGAGAGCCAGCGGATCAAGAGCCCGACCGGGCGCGCCGGGAAGTTCGTGCGCGAGGTCACGCTCGCCGTCCCACGTCGGCTCGCCATGACGGGCACCGTGATGCCGCACTCGCCGCTCGACGCCTGGGGGCAGTACGGCTTCGTCGATCGCTCGGTGCTCGGCTGGTCGTTCGTAGCGTTCAAGAACCGGCATTGCGAGATGGGCGGGAAGAAGATCCGCGTCTGCGGGCGATGCAAGCGGCGCGCGGACTACTGCCGGTGCCCGTCCCCGATGATCCAGGAGCGGTCCGTCGAGATCGTCGGCTGGAAGAACCTCGACGAGCTCGCCGCGCGGATCGCGCCGCACACCTACAAGGTACCGCGCGAGGTGCTCGACCTCACGCCGTCGACGCGGCAGCGGCTCGTCGTCGAGCTCGGGCCCGAGGCGAAGCGCGCCTACCGCGACCTGCGCCGAGACATGCTCGCGAGCGTGAGGAGCGGCACGATCACGTCGAAGAACGCGGCCGTGCTCGTTCTCCGCCTCCAGCAGATCACGGGCGGCGCCGCCCCGATCGACGAGGGCGCGACGACGCGGACGGAGACGATCGACACGGCGAAGCAGGACGCGCTCGCGGAGTGGATCGAGGGCCTCGGCGGCGAGCCGTGCGTCGTCGTCTGCCGCTTCCTGCACGACCTCGACGCGGTCCACCGCGCGGCGGCCAAAACGTCGACGGACGACGCGGATGGGGATCCTCGAGCGCCCGGCGCGGCGGCCGCCGCGCGGTCTCTCGAACTCTCGGGCCGGCGCAACGAGCTAGAGGCGTGGCGCGAGGGCGGCGCGCAGGTCCTAGCCGTGCAGATCCAGAGCGGCGGGATCGGGATCGACCTCACCCGCGCGCGCTACATGATGTGCTACTCGGTCGGGTACTCGCTCGGCGACTACCAGCAGGCGATGGAGCGCGTGCACGGCCCGGACCAGAAGCGACCGGTCGGCTACTACGAGCTCGTCGCCCGCGGGACGATCGACGGCCGGATCTACTCGATGCTGAACGAGAAGAAGGACGTGATCGACGGCGTCCTAAAGCTGCTGAAGAACGGAGATCCCGATGACGACGGAACCGACGACCTCGACGCCTCCCCCTTCTGATCCGGTCGTTCCCGGCCTGCCGCTCGACCGGCTGCGCGCCTTCGTGCGCGAGCGCCGCGCGATCGACGCGGCCGAGGAGGAGCTGAAGCGGCGGAAGCTCGAGCACGAGTACCTCGGCCAGGCCTTGCTCCCGATCATCGCGGAGTGCGGAGTCCCGAACGTGCCCCTGTACGTCGACGGCGAGCGCGTGACGGTCTACCCGCACCACATCGTGAACATGAAGCGGCTCGAGGGCGTCCAGTCCGAGGACGCGATCGAAGCGCTGCTCGCGAGCGAGGACACAAAGTTCATGGTCAAGCCGAACTACAACTCGCAGACGCTCGGCGCCTGGTGCCGCGAGCGCCTCGCGGACGGCGGCGCCCTGCCCGAACCCCTCCTGCGCGCGTTCGAGCCGCGGGAGGAAATCGACCTGCGCGTGCGCAAGGACAAGGACGTCGAGTCGACGTCCCGCCGCGCCGCGAGGACCCTGAGAAACCCCTAGGAGAGAAGTCATGACAGAAGAAAACAAAGCGCTCGCGGTGATCCCCGCGGACGCCTACGCGGTCACGAAGACCGACGGGCTCGTCGAAGCGCTCGCCGACGCGTTCGAGAACCAGGGCGCCACCGTCTGGAACCTGACGCAGCTTCGCGTCCCCGCCGGCGGCGCGACCGTGTGGTCGATCAACACGCTCACCGGCGAGGAAAACCCGAAGGGGATCGAGGGAGTGCTCGCGCTCGTGAAGGGTCGGCAGCGCGCCTGGTGGCGCGACGAGGTCGGGGCCGGCGACAAGCAGCCGCCGAACTGCGAATCGCACGACGGGCTCATCGGCTTCGGCGACCCGTCGCTCGACCAGAACACGCCCGGGCGCCACGAGTGCGCGTCGTGCCGATGGTCACAGTTCCGCAGCGACCGCAAGGGGGGGAAGGGCCAGGACTGCAACCAGGTCGCGCGTATCTTCCTGTTCCGACCGTCCTCGCGCCTGCCGATCCACCTGAACGTGCCGGCGGCGAGCCTCAAGAACCTCACGCGATACCAGCTCGACCTGATCGACTCGGGCCGCGTCTACCACGCCGTCGTGACGCGGCTCAAGCTGCAGAAGGTTACGAACGCCGCAGGCAAGGACTACTCGCAGATCGTGTTCGAGTTCGTCGGCGACCTGGCGCCGGACGCGGCGAAGCGCGTCGCGGAGCTCAAGCGGTCGCTCGAGGCCGCGACGGGCCGCGTGGTCTCGCTGCGTCCCGAGGACGTGCGCGTCGTCGAGGGGACGCCCACGGCTGCATCCGTCACGAACCTGGACGACCTGGTGATCGGCGACTAGCGAGCCGGCCCTCCCGCCGGCACCGCACTGTGGACTCGCTCGCCTTCCTGGGATCCCTCTTCGCCGACGCCGTCGGTCCGCGCTCGCGGATCGTGGTGTGGTCGGCGAAGCGATCGACGTGGTGCGAGAGCGCGGCGCAGGCCTCCGGGGTCTGCGCCGCGCTCGACCCGCACGGTGACGTCTACTTCGGCGTCGCGCTGCAGGACCCCGAGGCCGCGCTCGAGGAGGCGATCCGGCGCTCGGACGAGAAGCACGGGCACCACAACGGGATCAGCCTGACCGTCGTTCGCGGCTTCGCGACGACGGCCCGCGCGATCGGGGGCGCGTGGTGCGACCTCGACGTCGACGGCCCCGGCCGAAAGAAGACAGGGCTGCCGAAGAGCGTGGCCGCGATCCATCGCGCGCTCGACCTACTCCCCCTTCGGCCGACGTGGCGAATCTTCACCGGCGGCGGGATACACGCCTGGTGGCGGTTCAAGGAGCCGTGGGTCCTCGAGGACGACGCCGAGCGCGCGCGAGCTCGTCGGCTCGTCGAGGGATGGCAGCGAGAGATCGCGCGGCAGTCGGGGTTCACGGTCGACCCGACCGCGGACCTCGCGCGCGTGCTGAGGCCGCCGGGAACGACGTCGCACAAGTACGGCGAGAAGGTCCGGCTCGACGCCTCCGAGGCGCTCGAGTTCAACCCGAGCGACTTCGAGGAGTGGCAGGCGGAGGAGGCGCCGGCCCGGCCGGCTGCGGGCGAGTCGCCGAAGCACCGCTTCGTGCTCCGGCCCGACGCCGAGCCGCCGCTCGCGAAGGTAGAGACGCTGCGCTCGATGGACGCGCGCTTCGCCCGCACATGGGCCCGGCAGCGGCCCGACTTCCCGAGCCAGTCCGAGTACGACCTGGCCCTCGCGACGATGGCGTCCCGCGCCGGCTGGTCGCCGCAGGACACGGTCGACCTCCTGATCGCGCACCGGCGGATGCACCTCCTGCCGGACAAGCTCCGGGTCGACTACTACGAGAATCGGCTCGCGCTCGCGCGCGTCGGAGTCGACGGGCTCGAGGCCCACGAGCGCCTCGTCGACGTCGTCTCGGAGCCGAAGCCGACGACGCCCCAGGCCGTCGAGGAGGAGCGGGCCCGACTGAACGTCGACCTGTCGAAGCTGCTCGGGTTCAAGGTTCTGCGCGTGATCCGCTACCTCGGGGACCCCCCGGCGTTCCGGCTGGAGCTCCCCGAGGGGAAGATCGACCTCGGCGACGTCGACTCGATCCTCCTCCCGTCGCGATTTCGCTCGCGCGTGGCGGCCGTGTCCCTCGCGGTGATCCGGCAGTTCAAGGGGCACGAGTGGGGTCCGATCGCCCAGGCGATCCTGCGGGCCTGCGAGGACCGAGACCTGGGGAGCGACTCGACGATCGAGGCCGTGGTTGAGGAGTGGGTCGGTTCCTTCCTGGCGGACAACCCCCCGGCGCTCGACAAGAAGGCCGCAGTCGCCTCCCGCCGGCCGTGGGCCGACGAGACTGGGGTCTACCTGTTCCTCGCCGAGCTCCAGAGCTGGGTCACGTTCCACGGAGGGGAACGGCTCGGGCGCAAGGCGCTGGCCCAGAGGCTCCGGACGTACGGCGCGACGCCGAGCAAGACCAGTGCGGCCCGCGACGGGAGCATGACGTCGTACTCGGTCTGGCGCGTCGGAGGGGTCGATTTCGCCGCCGCATATATGGAACGCGCGCGCGCGCGCACGCGCGCGCCTATCCGTGCGCGCGAGAGCGCAGAGGAGCCCTCAGAGGTCGGAAAGTAACTACGTGGCGAAACTCTATATTCTAGGCGGACTTACGTCGACGGAAGCTGGTAGCCTAGTAACCATATGGCTACGCGTCGCGCGCGGGGGCGCGAATCTCGTATCCAACTCGCTACTTCGCGTAGCCATCTTCGGCGTCCCGAGTAGGCATCCGGAGCGGCTCGAACCGCGCGGAAAGACGGCGGCCCGATGACGCTCAAGGAATACCGCGTCGTCGGGCCGCCTTGACGACGGAACGGGGAAGACGACGTATCTCTCGAAGCAGGTCCGGCTGGGCGTGGACAAGTTCGGACCGAGCGGCGTGGTGGTCGCGTCGCTGACCCGGGCGGCCGCCCGGGAGGTCGCCGGGCGGGACCTCGGCGGCCTCGTCGAGGAGAACGTCGGGACGCTGCACGCGCTCTGCTGGCGCGCCCTGGGGCGCCCCAGGCTCGTCGCGGACCAGCTCGCCGAGTGGAACCAGGCCCACCCCCACTGGGCGCTCTCCGGGGCCCGCGACTCGGCGGACGAGGCGCCTGCCGCAGTCGACCCGCGCAAGGGCGCTCCGGGGGACGAGCGCGTCGAGCGCATGGAAAACCTCCGGCAGCGGAGGGTCCCGCCAGAGGCCTGGCCGGAGGACGTCGGCGCCTTCGCCGCCGCGTGGGGCGACTGGAAGAGCGAGGCTGGGCTGCTCGACTTCACCGACCTGCTGGAGCTCTGCCTACGCGACGGCGTCTCGCCGGCCGGCTCGCCGAGCGCCGGGTACTTCGACGAGACGCAGGACTGGTCCCCGCTCGAACTCGCTCTCGTTCGACAATGGGCCGAGGAGATGGATGGGATCGTCCTAGTGGGCGACCCGGCGCAGTGCCAGCCGGCCGGGACGATGGTTGACGTCGTTGGGGCCGGGCCCGTCCCGATCGAGTTTCTCGACCCCAAGAAACACCGCGTCCAATCCTTCGACTCGCGCGAAGGGACGATCTGCGGCCGTGGGCGGAGCACGCGCGCGAGCTCCGGGAGACGATTCAATGTCGCCCGACGACACTACGAGGGAGAGATGCTGCGCGTGACCGTGGGCCTGTCGTCGACGGAGTGCACTCCGGATCACGTCTGGGTGGCTCGGTGGAATCCGGACGCTCGCAGGAAGGGCCGATGCTGCGTGTATCTCATGCGCCGCGGCGATCGCTGGCGAGTCGGCTGGTGTCAGGTCTTCAACGCAGACGGCGGCCTCCACCTCTGGATGCGCGCGCGACTAGAAAAAGCCGACGCGATCTGGGTCTTGGAGGTCGTCGACTCGCGAGCTCGAGCGTCCGAAATCGAATCGGCTGTAGCCGCCAGGTACGGCCTGCCGACCATTTGCTTCGAGCCGCGTCCAGAATCGACGCGGGGGCACATGACTCGCGAGTCGATCGAACGCGTCTTCGGAGCGCTCGCTGAGATTGACCTGACGGTCAGAGCGAAGGAATGCCTGAAGCGCCATGGGCGCGAGGTCGCATGGCCGCTGATCTCGAATCCTAGGCCGAAGGGCCGAAACACCATCTTTCGAGTCAGGGCGTGCAACCTGATCGAAGAGCTGATGTGCGTCCCGGTCACGTGGCCGAACGGTCGCGATGTTCGGTGGCTGCCCGTATCGATCGAGATCGAGGATGAGTTCGAAGGGCCGGTCTACTCGCTCGAGGTCGAGCGCGACGTGACCTACGTCGCCGACGGGATCGTCACGCATAACTGCCTTTACTCGTGGCGAGGCTCGGCGCCGCGCGGGTTCCTCGAGCCCGCGATCGATGAGAAGGATTGGCGCGTGCTCGCGCAGAGCTACCGCGTCCCCCGCGTCGTTCGGGACGCCTCGCTCGCCTGGATCAGGCGCTGCGAGACCGAGGTCGACTTCGAGTACCACGCGCGCGACGACGACGGCGAGCTCGTGACGATGAACGGCGGCGGCTACCTCTCGCGCGGCCTGGGCGACGGCGAATGGGTGGCCGACGAGCTGGAGCGCCGGACCGAGAACGGCGACACGGCGATGGTCCTCGCGAGCTGCGCCTACATGCTGCAGGCGACGATCCGCTCGCTGCGCGCGCGGGGGGCGCCGTTCTGGAACCCGTGGCGCACGAAAAATGGAGCCTGGAACCCGTTGCGCGGCGGCGCCGATCGGTTGGTCTCGATGATCCGCCCGATGAGGCCCGACCTGCTCGGCGGAACCGACCCGTCCCGGGTGCGGGTTTGGACCTTCCCGGAGCTCCTCCGGTTCCTCGAGCCCGTCGAGGCCGAGGGCGCGCTACGCAAGGGGGGCAAGAAGCACCTGCAGGCCCGAGCGCGCGACGACGCGAAGCTGGCAAACCCGCTCCCGGCGACGTCGACGGACCTCGAGGCGATCCTGGAGCCGGCTGCGCTCGGATCCCTGCGCGAGGCGATGATGAGCCCGGCGCCCTGGCGCTGGCTCGGGGATCGTCTCCTGGAGAGCTGGCGCGCGCGCCTGGAGTACGCGCTCGCGGTCTGCGAGAAGCGCGGCGCCCGCGCGCTCGTCGACGAGCCGCGGATCGTGACCGGGACGGTGCACTCGACGAAGGGCGCGGAGGCGACGCACGTCCTGCTCTCGCCAGAGCTGTCGACGTCGGGCGCCGACGAGTGGGTGCGGGGAGGCGAGCACCGCGACGCGGTGCGGCGAGTGTTCTACGTCGGGATGACGCGTGCGCGCCGGTCGCTCACGCTACTGTCCCCCAGCGGAGGAAGGAGCGTTCCGTGGCAGAGATGAGCGAGCTAGACGAGGACTGCGACGGGAGCCGGCGAACGACCGAGGACTGCCGCATGAAGTACACGCCGCAAGGATTCGCGACGACCGAGCCGAGCCGCGTCGAGCGACTCGGCAAGGACCCGCTCGAGCCGTACGCGAGCTGGGGCGACGCGAAGGCTGCGCTCGACCTCTTCGTGAAGCGCGTGCGCGACGCGCGCGACAACTTCGCCGTGCCCGACGTCGTGCTCGCCTTCGGCGCGACATTTCGCCGCGAGGGCCGCGTCGAGGCGTTCATCGCTGCGGTCTCGATCGGCGACCCGATGCGCGCGGAGCTGCTCGCGACGAAGGCGATGGCCGTCGCCGGCGAGGAGCGGCGCAAGACGCTCGACGGAGTCCTGCGGCCAGGTGCATCCGTGCCGCCGAAGCCGTTTCGCGTGCCCGACCCGAAGCCGATCCAGGGGCTGCGTCTCGGTGGGGATGATGCGGATGGAGAGCCGCCCGCGCAGCCGAAGCACGGCCACGGGTTCAAGCACGTGCCGTGCGAGACGGCCGGAGAATGGATCGATCGAGTTCGCAGAACGAAGATCCCATTGATCGATGCGCCGTTTACGGCCATCTACCCGGTCGACCCGCGCGACGGCGGAGAGTGGACGCGCGAGCGCCTCGAGTCCTTCGTCGCCGAACTTGCGCCGGCACCGAGGAAACCATGAGCGACGACATTGCTCATGTGTCGATCGCGAAGCTCCGCGCGATCGCGCGTGCGCCGGACCCGCTCGAGGCGATCCGCGCTGCGACCGCAGACGGCGCCGCGATCGGCGACGTCGTGCGCGCGCTGGCGCGGGAGGCCTGGTGGTGCCGCGAGCCGCTGGCGATCATTCGCGGCGATGGCCCGCTGGAGCACGCCAGCGACGGGATACACGCGACCAACGTTCGAAACTTCGCAGACGACCGCGGGCTGTACCGCGGCCACCCCTAGCAACCCGGTAGAGAAAGGAACGCAGCAAGCATGGCCCTGGAGAAGTTCGGAGTAGCAGCGCTCGCCAAGATCGACGAGGGTCGGATCGGCGTGGCGTTCGATGAGGCGATCAAGCGGTGCGAGGCGGATTGCAAGGACCGCCCCGCGCTGAAGGAGGCTCGGAAGATCACGCTCACGGCGACGATCGTCCCGAGCGTGGCGCCGGACGGCGAGATGGAGAGCTGCGACCTGCAGTTCGTGATCAAGGAGACGATCCCCGACCGCAAGACGCGCGTCTACAACGCAATCTCGAAGCGCGGCGGGCTCTACCTCAACGAGCTATCGCCCGACGACGCGCGGCAGCTCACGCTCGACGAGAAGGAAGGCCCGAGGAAGGCGGTGGGCGATGCTCGCTGACTTCCTAGACAGGCTCGTCGCGCTGGCGAACAAGGCGAACGACGTCCAGGTGCACGAGGTCCCCGGGTTCCCGAACCACGTCGCTCTGCGCAGCGGGACGGCGGTCGATCTGAAGGAGAAGCCGGCGCGCGGCCGGTTCTACGTGATCCGGTCGCTCGGCGACCTGATCGCGCTCGTGAAGGACAAGGCCATCTGCACGGCGCCGGAGGTGTTCCACGGCGGCGGCCTAGGGAGCCAGGGCGTGCGGGTCGTGCTCGACCGCGCGAAGCGAACGGAGGTCGCGTTCATGCCGACCCACGAGACGGATCGATTCGCAACGCTGCGCAAGCTGCGCCGCGAGCCGACCGGGATGTTCGTGCCCGAGGCGATCCGGCTTCTGCGGTTCGACCTGCAGGCGGTCGGCGCCGACGCGCTCGTCGCGGCGCTGCGGCGCGTCGACTTCAAGCGGACCGAGGCCGGCGGGGCGACGACCGAGCACGGGCGGGAGAGCCTCGGCCGATCGGTCGAGGCGATCGTCCAGCAGGCGGCCGACATACCCGAGATGTTCGTTGCGAACGCGCCGATCTACCAGGTCGACGGCCTGCGCCACATCGCGCCGGCGGTCCCCTGCGGCGTCTACCTCGACGTCCACGCGCAGAAGGTCGCCCTGCGGCCTTACGCGGACGCGATCGAGGAGGCCGTCAGCGCGGCCCAGGCAGAGATCCACGCGATCCTGACGGCGGCGCTGCCTGGCGTTGCGGTGTTCCAGGGCGAGCCGGTGCTCGAGGGCGAAGAGTAGGGCGACCGTGCCGACGTCGACGAACCAGGCTGTGCTCCAGGCGGCGGAGGATCTCCGTCGCCTGGGGCTCGAGCCGACCGACCGCGGCAACGGGCACCTCCAGGTGCGCGTCGGCCGCGGCCGCGTCGTGAATTGGTACCCGGCGTCCCGCCGGCGGTGCGCGTACGTGAACGGCGAGCGCAGCGCGGTCGAGCGGGCGACGGCCGAGGTCGTCGCGCGCCTCGCGCGCGAGGGACCGCCAAAGAGGGCGCTGGGGCCCGTCGCCTTCCGCCCGCGGTCGGTCCCGCTGAACGCGAACATCAGCGCCGGGCTTCTGCGCGCGCTGCCCGCCGGCCTGGCGTCCGGCCTCGCGGTGAACCGATCACCGCGCGGCCTCGCGGCCACGATCGTCGCGAACGAGCACGTCGTCGCGGCAGCGCGCGCGTACCGGCCGCCGCCTGGCTGCCCCCTCGACGGGCCGCGCGCGCCGGCTGAGCCGAAGCCCCGGATGAAGCTCGACGTCTACCTGGGCGGTCTGAGCCGCGCGTACGTCCTGCTCCTGCGCGCGACTCCGGGCGGGCTGACGACGCGCGCCGCCGCGCGCGCCCTCGGGGCTCGGCTCGAGCACGTCGCGCTCGCGGAGGAGAAGGCGATCGAGGCGGGCGCGGCGACGGCCGCCGTCGAGGAGATCCGCGGCGGGCGCGTCGTGCGGGCGACGGAGGAGGTCGCGCGATGAGTGTCTCTACCTCGATCGCCTGGACCGACGCCACGTGGACGCCGCTACGCGCGCGGCGGCTCGACGACGGCAAGGTCGGCTGGCACTGCGAGAAGGTCAGCGCCGGCTGCGCCTCGTGCTACGCCGAGACGTTCAACGGCCGACGCCTGCCGAACGGCGGGACGGGCCTACCCTACGCGCGAGACAAGCGCGGCCTCTCCGAGCACTACATCGACGAGTCGATCCTCGCGCAGCCGCTCAAGTGGAGGAAGCCGCGCCGCGTGTTCGTCTGCTCGATGACGGACCTGTTCGGCGAGTGGGTTACCGACGATCAGATCGACCAGGTGTTCGCCGTGATGGCGCTCGCGCGGCAGCACACGTTCCAGGTTCTGACGAAGCGCGCGGAGCGGATGCGCGCGTGGGCGGAGTCGCGACGTCGGCGGACGAAGCACATCTCCGACGCCGGGATTCGGCTGATCGAGGAGAACGGATGGTGCGTCGAGGAGCAGTGGGAGGGATGCTTCCCGACCAGGAACGTCTGGCTCGGGGTCTCCTGCGAGGACCAGGCGACGGCGGACGCGCGGATCCCGATCCTGCTCGACACGCCGGCCGCGGTGCGGTTCGTGAGCGCGGAGCCGCTGCTGGGTCCGATCGAGTTCCAATGCGCGTGGATCGGCCACGCCGGGACGATCGCGTCGAACACGGCCGAAGAGGTTGGGTTCCGCGAGGGCGGCCGCGTCTGCATCAAGTATGGGCGCGAGATCGACTGGCTCATCGTCGGCGGTGAGAGCGGGCCCGGCGCGCGGCCGTGCGACGTCGCGTGGGTCCGATCGATCGTCGGACAATGCCGCGACGCGCTGGTGCCGTGCTTCGTGAAGCAGCTCGGCGCCAATCCGTTCGAGGTCGATCCCGATCCGACGCACGGACACTTTCCGTGCGCGATCGACGGAGCGTACAAGATGGCGATGACGTCGATCTCCTTACGCGACCGCAAGGGCGGCGACCCGAGAGAGTGGCCGGAGGACCTGCGGGTCCGGGAGTTTCCGAGATGAGGACGGTGGACGAGTGGACCGACCGCTACGCCGAGCTCCTGGTCGAGGAAGGCTGGGGCGGCGCCGGCGAGGCATACGTGCGCGAGGCCGATCGCCGCGCGCTGCGCCGGCTGGCGGTCGAGATGCGCGACGAGATCGTTTCGGCGCTCGCGCGCGCCCTCGCGGAGAAGGCGGTCCGCGCGGTGCTCGGCGCCATGCCGTGCGATCGAACGCCGTCGTGCTCGGTGACCCTCGGCGACTCGTTCAAGTGCGCGCCGTGCGCCGCGAGGTCGGGCCTATGACGCCCGCCGAACTCTCCGCCCGCCTCGCCGAGCTCCAGCGCGAGGAGTGGCACAAGGAACCCGGGGGCTTGGACGGCGGGCAGAACGACCGCGCGCTGGCGCGGCTGGTCGGCGAGGTCGTCGGGAAGATCCTCGGCGAGCGGTCCATTCTGGAGCGCGGCGATCCTCGCCTGAACTCGCGGCGCTCCGAGGCCGTCGAAGTGCTCGCCTGCGATCTCCCGCAGGAGTGGCTGCGCGATCGATGCGAGCAGGCCGAGGCGCTGCGCGGTCTGTCCTGCGTTCCCGAGATCCGCCTCGTCCGGCAGCAGGCGCCGGGCCGCTCGAGGGTCGACCTGCACTTCTCGACACGCCGGCTCGAAAGCGGCGAGGTCGTCGTCGATCGTCTGCTGCGCGCGACGACGAGCGTCGAGTGGTCGGTCCTAGACGAGTTGGATATCGCCGAGTGGAGGCGATTCGTCGAGGACATCGCCGCGACCCAGTGCGCGCGAACAGCGCGCGACGTCCATCCCGACTGCGAGGGCGCCGCCGGCGATTCGCCGTGCGCGTCCCTCTGCGACCCGTGTCGAGCTAGGAGGATCCTGAAGTGCTGAAGTTCCGTTTCTACTTCCACCGTGCCGATGCCTGGGTCGGCTGGCGCCTCTACCGCGAGGCCCGGACGCTGCTCGTGCAGCCGCTTCCGTTCGTCGGGCTCGAGATCAAACGATGGACCGCCGAGCAGCGACGCGCCGAGGTCGACGCGCTGATCGACAGACGCATCGCATCGGCGCTGGCGGAGACGCGGTCCGCGGTCTACCGGCTGCGCGTCGAGACCGGGCTCGAGGAGGCCGGAGGATTCATGTGCGACTCGCGGCTTCTCGATCGCCTGCGCGCCGTCGAGGTCGACGTCGAACGAACGCGCGAGGAGGACTACGACCGCGCGCCCCGGTACGCGGGGACGTCGCGGCTGAGGAAGAGGTTCGCGGAGATCGTCGATCGCCTGCAAGCCGTCGCCGTGGTCGCGGAGCGCGCCGACGTGCTGTGTCGGAGCTGGGGCGACGCGAAGCTGCTAACGCGGGTGGCCGAGCTGGAAAAGCGGTGCGACGCGCAGGCGAACGCGATCATGCATCTGGAGGCGGCGGTCGCCCAGGATCGGGAGTGGCGCAAGGGGCTGATCGCCCGGCTGCCGCTGCTCGACGTGATGGACAAGGTCCGGGAGATCGTGAGCCGGAAGAACGGCCAGCGCCCCGCAACCGGAAAGAACCACGAGGGGGTCGAGACCGACTGGGTCGAGAGCAGCGCGACCGTCGCGACCGCCAAGAAGATGGTCCGCGATGGCGAGCGCCAACGCCAGGCGAGGAAGGTCAAGGGGTAGCCGTGTGGCTCTACGTTCCCTGTCTCTCTG